GCAAAGCCGCCGCTGAGAATCCATCCCGCATCTTTGGCCTTACCAACCAACAATGAATCAGGATACCTTGAAGTTTGAATTGGGCGCATATTGTTGCGTTTGATTGTCGCCTTAGCTTGCGCCGCAAAGCCAGAAATCATCGCAATTTGTACTTGGCTGTTCTTGCCATACATCGGCATCAATCGTTCAGCTAAACACCATCTGAGTGCCATTGAATATGCTTGCGGCAAAACAATTGTGTCGTTGATTGAATCGTAACGGCGAAACACGGTATCAGCAAATAAGTGCATCTCGCCTTGGCTTGGGTTTGGCCAAACAAAGATGTTTCCTAATGTTTCAGTTGGCTGGTAATACAGTGCTTTTGGCCAAGGACCAGACAGCGTTTTCAGCCCGATCATTTCATAGTCTTCAACGGCAAGAATTGCTACAGGGTAATCTAAACCCCCATTGACAATAGGAACACCATTTGAATTAGTATTGATCCGCACAAAAGCAGAACTGATACTGAGTGGTCGCTGGTAATAAGCGTTGATCGTTGTTGATGCAACGGTTTGTGAAATGTTGACGGTGTATGTTCCTGTTTCATTGACATTACCTCCTGCGCCTGATCCAAAGCCTGTAATGGTAGTTCCAGCAGTTATGCCAGAACCTGACAAATATTGACCCAAAGCAATAGCACCTGAATTAATTGAAGTCACAGTCAGTACGTTGCCTGAGATACTGCCGACAAAATTACCGCCAATTTGACCGCCTGAGCCAATGGTGTATTGAGTTTGACCAGGTGTAATTGAAAACACAATCTCAGTTTTGTAAAAAACCATCATGTCTTCGTTTGACCACTGATCAAGCATATCGTTCATCATGTCAAACGCATCTTGCGCCGCATCCGCAGTTGGCACTTCACCAGCTTCTAATGCGCCTATATCTTTTAATGCTCTGCTGATAATGTCGATTGGTTGAGCCATTTTCTGTTCCTTAAATATTCGGTGTGAAGATTTGCGGTAACCAAGGCGCAACAACAACTCTGTTATCTTTTAATACAGCTAATTGTTCCTCTAGACGTGATTTTATAAGGTTTACGCCATTTTGGGTAGTCTCATTTTCAACCCATGATGCAACATCAGCTTCTGTCACTTCGCCAAAAGGCTTTTTCAAGATTTTGTCGCTGAACCACCAATTGCCCTCAGTTTCAACTTTGTCACCTATGTCATCTTCAGCGGTAACATGATATTTGGCATGGGTGATTAAGTCACCATCTACGGAGATTTCAAGAATTTTCCAATTAAATGTTGTCATTGTGTTACCTCATCTGCGGGTAATGGTGTGTTGCCTTCTGCAAGCCATGCAAGGTACTGTTGATAGTCGGTGTTATTTAGGTTTACAGGAATGCAAGAGCCATCTTCTATTCTGATAATAGAACGAACTTCGCCTAATATTGGTGAACATAATTTGTACATTTACAACTCCGCTGTAGCTTGAATATAGTTAACGCCATAAGAGGCATTGCTTGAAATATATACAGCTTTACCTTGCCCAATGACTCCAACACCCGCTGTAAAGTCTAGTAAAACTGAATCTATTCCTGTATTTGCCGCAGATAAAGAACTAACTGCATTATCAGATGAACCACCAGAAGATGTTATTGTTCCAGCAATAGAAAAAGTTGGGCCAGTTCGCATAGTAATTGGAAATTTTGTATAAACCCTAGCAGTCGTAGTATTGTTATAAACAGAACCTGAACCAATTGCGGTTAAACCATTAAACCCGTCTACACGCCAATAGTATCTCTGGCACAAAGACAACTCACCACCATACGGTCTGTAATCAAAACTTGTTGCTACTGCGCCTTTTTCAAATTGAACATTACCAATTGTCCAAGTCAATCCTGCCGTTAATGCGCCAACAGTAAACACTATTTGTATTCCTGTTGTTGCAGCCGCAGGAACGCTAATATTTGTTGAAAAATTGGTAACCGTTGAACTAACAGTAAATGTTCCAGTTGCAATTTGTGTAACAGTAGGACTTGCCAATGTGCCAAATGTGTCCGCAGTTGTCGTTGCGTAATAGGCCGTCCAAGTAACTGTTGTCAAAGTTGCTGATATAGCCAAATCTGCTGACAATGTGCAAGTAGAACCAGCCAAATCATATGAATTCTTTTGCTCAATACGTTGACCAAATCCAACCGCTGTAACAGACGCAGCGCCTGTAAATCTATATCTGTTTTGGGTAACTGATGGCGTTGTTCCTCCTGCAATCTGTTGACCTGTAACGTTTGCACCCGTGCAATACCCATACCATCTGTCAACAGAATAAGCTAAGGCTGCACCAGCAGTAAATGTCTGAGCCGCACCAGCATTCCTTTGGTCAATGACCATTGCACCATTGATGATTCTGTTTTTAAACGCAAATGTATTTGGCGTGTTTACGTTTGTAAATACACCTGTTGATGGCGTTGTTGCGCCAATACTGCCATTGTGAGCACCAGTAAATCCAGTGGCAGACAAAATCCCCGTACTTGGCACAAAACTTAATTTTGTTGATGATGTGGTTGCGGGATTGTTTCCAGAACTTGCCACCGACATTGCCGGATAGTAAGTTGATGATGAGCTAGTGTTGTCAGTAATTGCAATGTTTGTTGCATTTGTGGCGGTGGTCGCCGTAGTAGCCGTTCCTGCATTTCCATCAATACTTGTGCCGGTCAAACTAATTGAGCCAGATGCACGATTCAACAAAACAGCAGTCGTTCCAATGTAAACAGTGGAATTTCCTAGAACTGAACTTGGAATCGTGCCAGACAGATTTCCTGCCGTCAAACTGGTCAGACTTGCGCCTGATCCGCTGAAGCCGGTAGCTGTCAGAACACCAGTAGACGGCACATATTGCAGTTTGGTAGAGCTGACATATTCTGTCGTAACTGTGCCAGTGGTAACCGCCGCAAACAATGGGTATCGAGCCGTTACGGTGGATGTGTCGTCAGTTATTGAAACACCACCAGAAGCATTTGTCCATGTAGGCGCACTTGTCCCATTGGAAGTCAAAACCTGACCAATTGTTCCAGATGCCAAAAACGCAGTTGCGCCAGCCCCAGATTGATAAGGAATGTACCCAGCACCACCGCCTGCCAGATTGGTTGCGGTTGTTGCGGTAGTCGCTGACCCAACCGACAAAGTGGATTGCGCCACATATTGCGGGGCAGATGCGCCAGCGGTCAGGACATAATTTGTCGTTCCCAATGCCAATGTGGTTGTGGTTGCCGCCGCTGATTGGTAAACCAATGAGCCAGCCGCACCGCCTGCAACGTTTGTTGCCGTGGTAGCCGTAGAAACCGCACCAGAAACAATTGACCCCAAAATTGAAGTCAACCATGTGGGATTTGAGTAAGAACCTGTGGAATACAGCCCATTTGTCACTGTGGCTGAATTGCCTGTGATGCTGATGCCCCATGTGCCAGAAGCATTTGTGCCTGTAATGGATGGTGCGCCAACTGTGTTGTAGCTGATGGTGACCGCTGTGCCGCCGTTATAAGTCTGAGGAGAAGCGCCACCAGACCCGCCAGAATTGATTGTCAGGCTGTTTGTAACGCTTGCCGCAGTTGTTGCAGTATCTGCATTGCCACCAATGGATAAACCGCTTGCAGTGCCTGTTAGATTTGTTCCCGCGCCGCTGAAATAACTATTTGCGGTGACGACTGTGCCAGTAACAGCCGCCGCCATTGTTGCGCCAATAGTTGTGCCATTTATTGCACCGCCTGTGATTGCTACCGCATTTGCATTCTGAGTGGACATTGTGCCAAGCCCAGATACCTGACTATTTGAAATTGCAATATTTGTATCAGCCAACGCGGTCAGTTGACCTTGTGCATTAACAGTAGCAGTTAACGTTTTAGATGCAGAGCCAACCGATGCGGCAGTCACGCCCGTGTTAGTAATGCTAAATGTGTTAGATGCAAGAGTTAAACCTGTTCCAGCAAAATATGTTGCAGTTCCTGAAAACTGCACCCAAGGCATGGCGGTAACGCCTATAGTGCCTGACGCTGTGGCGGTGCAAACCCAACCTGTATTTGCTTGACTGCCGTTCAAAATAACGGTGTACGCGCCTGGCACTTCAGACCAAACATCCATATCAATGGATCGAGTCCATGCGCTTGCAGATGCAATATATATGCCGTTTTGTGAGCTTGTTCCTTGATTTTTTACCAATACTCGATCACCAGAAAGAGTCGTGTATCCATCAATTGATTGCAAACCAGACAGCGTAATATTAACTGTAGTGGCCACCGCACAAGCGGCTTTTGGACCAAGTCCTTGGGCTACTGTATCTACATAAAATTTGTTGGCAATGTCAGTATTTGCAGATGGCGTAGTCGTTATTTGGCCAGTGGTAGACAAAATATTGGTAAAAACACCTGTAGATGGTGTAGTTGCACCTATTGTGGTGCTATCAATCGTGCTGCTTGTAATAAACAGACCAGATTGATATGGGTTCACCGTAGCGTAAAAAGGCTGACCCTGACCAATAAAGGTTTGAAACGTTCCATCGATCGCAAAATATGCCTGAACAGGCAGTAAGTTTTGATCAAGGACTTTGGCAGGATCAGCCATGCCTACTCCTTAAGATTGGTCGGCAGCGGGTGTTACATACAAAATGCCAGCAGTGCCTGAGTTGCTCTTGGCTGTCATATAGTATGGTGTTGTTGGCGTAGCCAAAATCAGCGGTGTTGTCATGCTTGCAGGCAAAACAAAGTCGCCATTTGTACCATCAA